CGAGTCATGGGCACCAAGCTAGTGACCGTGGCCAGCGATGGCACTGTGGCGATTCTTGGTGACGTTGGTGGGCCAACCACCGAGCTTGTGACATTCGATTACAGCTTCACCCTGCTGGCCATTGCGTCTGGTGGCCGTCTGTACTTCTGGAATCCAGTTGCATCCACACTCACACAAAACACCGATCCAGACCTTGGCGTGGTGCTGGATGTGGTTTGGGTGGATGGTTATTTCATGACCACCGATGGTCAATACCTGGTCGTCACCGAGTTATCAAACCCACTGGCCGTCAATCCACTGAAGTATGGAAGCTCAGAAGCCGATCCAGACCCAGTGGTGGCTTTGCTCAAACTGCGCAATGAAATCTATGCGCTCAACCGCAACACCATTGAGGTGTTCGACAACATTGGCGGCGATCTTTTCCCATTTGCACGCATCGAGGGCGCTCAAATTCAAAAGGGCGTGATCGGCACGCAAGGATGCTGTACTTTTATTCAGGCCATTGCTTTCTTGGGCGGTGGGCGCAATGAAGCGCCAGGCATCTATGTTGGCGCAGCAGCCACCACCCAAAAACTGAGCACACAAGAGATTGACAATCTGCTCTTGCAATACACCGAGGTGCAACTGGCCACCGTCAAGCTCGAAGCACGCAACGACAAGAACCATCAACACCTTTATGTGCATCTGCCAGACCGCACCATCGTCTACGATGCAACAGCATCCGAGGCACTTGGCGAACAGGTCTGGTTCACACTGGTCACGACCGTGGTTGGATTCGCCCAATATCGAGCACGCAACATGGTCTGGGCCTATGACAAATGGCTGGTGGCAGACCCACAATCCACCACCATTGGATACTTTGTGCAGGACACAGGACACCACTGGGGCCAGCAGGTGCGCTGGGAGTTTGGCACGCTCATCGTTTACAACGAGAGCAATGGCGCGATCTTCAACGAGCTGGAACTGGTCAGTCTGACCGGAAGCGTGGCATTGGGCACCAATCCACAGATCAGCACCAGCTACAGCGTAGACGGCAAAACCTGGAGCCAAGACCGCAGCATCAGAGTGGGCACGATTGGCAACACCGCCAAGCGCCTGGCGTGGTTCCAGCAGGGCCACATGCGCAACTGGCGCATTCAGCGCTTTCGTGGCGACAGCGATGCCCACGTGTCCTTCATCCGTCTTGAAGCCCAGATCGAGGCATTGGTGTACTGATGGCCACTGCACCATATTCCCGCAGACTCAATCTGACTCGAGATCAGCTTGCTGAGTTCCTGTCTGATCAACAACAGATCAGACAATTCGAGATGCTGTTTGCCACCGTGGATGAGATTCAGGTTATCACTGGAACTGACTTTGAGTACCAGGCAGACACCGCAGCGGCCAACGCAAACAACGCGCTGGCTCAAATCAGTGCGCTGGCGCAAGATACCGCAGTCAATGACGCTGCATTAAATGCCAAGGTTCAGCAGGCTTTGGATGCCATCCCACGCTTGGCCCAATCACTTGAGTTGCTGGCGCTGGCCCCTGTGCGCAACAATGTCGAGCTGGCGCACGATGTGAATGGCATACTGCCCTATGCAAACCAAACCGCCTCAGTGCGATCAAATCAGGTGCTCACATGGCTTTCGATGTAATCACACCAACCAAGCTCGGCCAAGCAGCCATCACCACCGGAGTGACCACGCTGTACACCGTACCAGCCAGCACTCGCACATTTTTCAAAGAATTTAGCATTGCCAATACCACGGCAGCAGCCATCAATGTGCGTGTGTTTTTGGTTCCATCCGCAGGGTCTGCTGGGACTTCAAACGCATTTATTTATGACATTCCAGTTCCAGCAAACAACGCCTTGCAATACGATGGCGTACAAATCATGAATGCAGGCGATACCGTTCAAATTCAGGCTGCCTCAACAGGCCTGACAATCACCGCCAGCGGCGCAGAAGCTACATAAGGAGAATGAAATGACCGTATCCATTAAAGTGTTGATTCCTGCAAAGCAGGCCGAAAACTCACAGACCACGCAGTACACCGCAGTTAACTGCAAAGCGATCATCGACAAATTCACAGCCACCAATACCACGGCAGGCAACGTGACGATCAGCGTCAACTTGGTGACTGGTGGCGGCACAGCAGGCACGACCAACTTGATTGTCGATACTCGCAGCATTGCACCTGATGAGACATACACTTTCCCCGAGTTGGTTGGTCAATCACTGGAATCTAGTGGCTTCATCTCCACCATTGCCAGCGCAGCCACATCATTGACCATCCGCGCATCTGGCCGCGAAATCACCTAAGGAGAACAGCATGGACAAATTTATGATGATGCCCAAGGGCTTTATGGGCCTGCCGATGGAGGAAGAATTCATCAGCACAGCAGAAAATAAGAAGAACACCCAAGTTGCCATCGACGACTGGATGCTCGGCCCAGAGAATCCATCCAATGAACCAACGGCCAACAAAACCTACTGGATCGCAGTGGGCAAGGCCATGCAAGTGGACGAAAAAGAGTCTCGTCGTCGTCGCTGCTCGAACTGCGAGTACTACGACAACAGCACCATGACCCAGGCCAAGATGGAGCGTATCCCCCGCAATGACTGGGACACTGATGCCGGTTTCCGTGGTTACTGCACTAAATTCGAGTTCATTTGCCACGACTTGCGCGTCTGCCAGGCCTGGGACGAGCGTGAATTTGAAATGGAAGATTGACCAAATGCCAAAATGTGGGAAAATAAAGGCGCTGAGTCTATCGGGCCACCAGCAGCTCACCCTGCACAGGAGTGTCCGATGAGTCATGTCGCGGTTCAGGAAGTGAAAGCTGGCGTGCCAGCCGAACACCTGCCCATCTATCACCTAGAGGCCGAGCTGCTCAAGCTGCCCCAGGTGGACATGCCTGTCGACCACGACTTCTGCAATGGTCTGTACGCTCGGACAATGCATATCCCTGCTGGCACCGTCCTGACTGGTGCAATTCACCGAGAGGAATCGTTTTTCTTGGTGCGCAAAGGCGAGTTGATCGTCAGCACTGACAACGGCCCACGCACCCTTGTCCCAGGAGACATGAGCATCTCCAAGATCGGAACCAAGCGTGCTGGCATTGCCTTGACTGATGTCGAGGTGACCACATTTCACGCAAACCCCACCAACGAGCAAGAACCACAAAAACTGTGGGATTTGTTCACCATTCCAGCGCCATCGACAGTTCTTGAAACTGTGCAATCTGCGCAATTGGAGGAATCAAAATGACATTCGGACTATCAGGGGCAGCGCTGGCTGGTGTTGCCATAGGTGGTGCAACACTTGTATCTGGATATATGCAGTCTAAGTCAGCATCGAGCGCAGCAGCAGCCCAAGGCGCTGCATCTCAGGCTGGAATTGATGAGCAACGCGCACAGTTTGAAGCGATGCAGAAAATCTTGGCTCCTTACGTCTCAGCAGGGACGACAGCCATTCAAGGACTTGCACCATATGCAGCTGCTGGTGCACCAGCACTTGAACAGCAGCAAGCATTGCTTGGCCTTAAAGGGCCAGAGGCAGAGCGTGCGGCCATTGAACGCATTAGAAGCGGAGAGACGTTCCAGGCACTTGCTGGTCAAGGCGAAGAAGCTCTTTTGCAACGCGCATCAGCCACTGGTGGCCTGCGAGGTGGCAATGTACAGGGCGCACTGGCACAGTTCAGGCCAGCATTGCTGTCCAGCCTCATCGAGCAGCAATATGGACGCTTGGGTGGCATGACTGCACTGGGACAAGAAACCACATCAAATGTGGCGAGACTTGGCCAGGCATCCGCGGCAGGCACAGGAGCCGCTGCACAGGCCACAGGCGCAAACATCGCAACATTGCTTGGCCAACAAGGTGCAGCTCAGGCTGGCGCTGATATTGCCCAGGGCAAGGCATTTGCTGCAATACCATCAGCAATTTCTGGTGGCCTCGGAATATTTAGTGGCTTAGGAGGGAAATTCTGATGCCAGCACCCATTGATTACGGCGTTCAAATCGCTGATCCTACTCAGTCCTTTTTAAGTGCTTTTCAGGCTGGAGCTGGCATCCAGGAGGCCAGACTTAAGCAAGAGCAGCAACAAATGCAACTTGCCAATCAAAAGTTGGTGCAAGAAGGCTTCAACAAGTTGCGTCAACCAGGCGCAACTGCTGCTGACTATGCAAACCTTTCCATGCTGCTACCAGAAACGCAAGCCAAAGCTGTGCGTGAGAGCTTCGGCATGTTGTCAGGAGAGCGTCAGCAAGCAGCACTGCAACAATCTGGACAGGTCTTTTCTGCATTCAAAGCAGGCAAGCCAGAGATTGCCATCAGCCTGCTCGATCAACAGATCGAAGGCAAGCGCAATTCGGGCGATGAAGCCGGTGCCAAGTTCTTGGAGACCTGGCGCGATGTGGCCAAACAAGACCCAAAGGCCACAGAAGACTATTTTGGATTCACCATCTCGCAAATGCCTGGTGGCGACAAAGTGATCACCAGTGCCATTGCATTGGGTGGTGAAGGCAGGGCGGCAGCTCAAGCTCCAGCAGAACTGCGTCAGAAAATTGCTGCTGCTGACAAAGCCGTGGCAGATGCCACTACAGCGCAGGCAACCGCCACCAATGCGCCAGCGAAGGCGGCTGCTGATGCTCAACTGGCAGTGGCCCAAGCACAAAAAGCTGCTGTTGATGCCAAGTATGCAGAACAAATCACACTCGAAGACCTTAAAAAGAAAGCCGCTGATCTTGGCCTGACAAAAGCTCAGACCGGATCGGCATTGGCCCAGACCAAAAAACTTGGCCAAGAAACGCAAAAGATTGCATTGGAACTTGAAGCACTCAAAGCCAGTGGTGGAATTGA